GCAGAACTTTTCGGTCTTTGCCGATGGCAAAGGCTATGTGGGCCTGGCGCCCGAACTCAACCTGCCGAAAGTGACATCGAAGACGGAAGAGTACCGTGCCGGCGGGATGGACACGCCGGTCGAGGTCATCACCGGCACGGAGAAACTCGAGTGCTCCTTCACGCTGGCGGAGTACAACGCTGCCGTGATGGCACTGTGGGGCATCACCACCAGCGCGGAGACGCAGTTCACTTTCCGCGGCGCCATGCAGCGCCAGGGCGAGGACGCGCAAGCGATCGTCGCCACGATCGGCGGCCGGATCAAAGAACTCGATCCCGGCACGTGGAAAGCAGGCGACCAGGCCACGCTCAAGTCGTCGATCGCTGTGACTTATTACAAGCTCAACGTCAACGGCACGGACGTGATCGAGATCGACGTCGTGAACATGAAGCGCATCATCAAGGGCGTCGATCAACTGGCCAGCCAGCGTACGGCGCTGGGCATCTAAGCCATTTCTGCAGCCACGGCAGGCCCGGTCCGGGCGGGATTCCCGGAGCTAGCTACTTTCGCTTTCCTTGGAGATGGGGCGGCCATGCGAGCCGCCCTACTTCTTTAGCAGGATTCCATGCAGCAATCTGAAACCACGATCAAACTCGAGTTCCCAATCACTTCCGGCGCGCAGCTGATTCAAGAGATTACTTTGCGCCGGCCCAAGGTCAAAGACACGCTCGCCGCCCAGAAAGTGGCGGGCAGCACGGCTGAGCAGGAGGTCCGGCTGGTGGCGAACCTCGCAAGTCTCACACCGGCCGAAATCGAAGAACTCGATGCGGCCGATTATGCGCGTGTGCAGGCGGTACTTGAGCGTTTTTTCTCCCCGGCGCCGCGGAACTCCGCCAAGCAGTAATCTTCCTCGCAAACGTAACCGGCTGGTCTCTGTCCGAACTTCTCGAGATGTCGCTCGAGGACTTCCGCGACTGGTCTGAATCCGCCGAGTCTGTTTCCAAATCGCTCATTCTCCAAAGCTGATGCCTACTCCCAACGCCAGTGTCGTTGTCAAAATCGGTGCGCTGATGGATGCGACCGTCGGCTCTGTCTTCGGCAAGACCACGTCTGGGCTCAGGAAGATCGGCGACACGCTGAAGGACCTGGCGTCGCGCTCGCAGGAAATGAAGCGGCTGGACGCTGCGAGCGTGCGCCTGGGTGAGTCTGTGGAAGGGCTCAACGCGCGCTACGAGAAGCAGAGTGCCACGCTCGCCAAGGTGGAGGCACGCTTCGCGACGATCAAGGAGAAGATTACTGCAGCCGGCGGCGCCGATGAGAAACTGACCACTCAGCTTACGCGTGCAGACGAAGCAGTCACGCGCGCCCGGGCCAATCTGGACCGCACAAACGCCAGTCTGGCCAAGGCCAAGACGGGCTTCACTGATGCCTCCGCGGCCGCGGAGAAATTCCGCGCTTCCAATCAGCATGTGGAGTCCTCGCTGAACCAGTTGGGCGCAGCCATGAAGCGCTACGAGCGCGCCAGCGCTGCGCTGCAGGCCAACGAGGCCAAGCGCGCCGAGTACCGCAGCAAGATGCTCGGCGTCCTGGCTGCGGGCTACGCCATCCGGAAGACCGTCGAGAAGGCGGCGGAGGGTGAAGAGGCAGGGCTGAAGCTCAAGTGGTCGCTGGACGGCAAGGATGCTCGCCATCAAATCGGCTCGATCATTGAGCAGACGCGTGCCATCGCGGCCAGAACGATGGCGACGGCTCCGGAGCTGTTCAGGATCCAGGCTGTACTGAATCGCGAGAGCCTGTCCGCAGACGAGTCGCGCATCGCATCGGAGACGATCCACAAGGTCGCCTCAGTCACCGGGCAGGACGCGGCGGAGACGGCTAAGGCCATCGCGGGCATTTACAACACAGTCGGGCTCCAGATGGCGGGTTCGACGCAGCAGAAGCTCGCGCGCATTGGGGACCTGGCTACGGCGATGCAGCAGCGCTTCGCCATCGACGATATCGGCAGCCTGGGCGCAGGCCTCGCGAAGGCGTTGCCCCAGGCGACTATGGCGCGGGTGAGTTTCGAACAGACCGGCGCCGCGATCGGCGCGCTCACTCGTCACGGCATTGATGCCGGCGCTGCAGGCCAGCAGATGAGCGCGGTGCTGATCAACATGACGAAGGCTTCGAAGCAGCTCGGCTTCCAGCTTGTTCATGACGCCAAGGGCAACCTGGACTTCGAAGGCACCATCCTCTCCATGCAGGCTCGTTTGAACCGCATGGGCGGCCTCGAACGCAACCGGGATGCGCTGACCAAAGCATTCAGCCGACGCGGCGCCGGCGCGGCTTTCTTGCTCATGGAAGCCGCGGCGACCGGCGATCTGGTGAAGGCGCAGAACGCACTGGCGAGCAGCACGGGCACTGTCGATCAGGAGTACAGGGAGCTGGAAGACAGCGCCAAAGGGATGCTGCTGAGAATCACCAAGGCGTTCAACGAGACGTTGATGCCGATTGGGAGAGCGCTCTTGCCCGGCCTGAAGGCCGTCCTTGAACCGATCGGCAAACTGGCGACGTGGGTGGGCGGTTTCCTGGAAAAGCACAAGACACTGGCTGCATGGCTCGGCGGGATCACCACGACGGTGATCGCGATGACCGCAGCGGTGTACGCCGGCGGCTACGCATGGGCATTTCTCCATGGCGGCTGGCTCCAGGCTGGCAAAGTGCTGGAATGGCTCAAGCTCAGAATCGTCGCGCACAGGCTTGAAGTGCTCGCGGATGCAGGTGCTGAGGAGACGGCGACCGTCGCGACGGAGGGTCTGGCAGTTGCGGACACTGAGGAAGCAACGGCCGGCGCCGCGTCGAAAGCGGGTTTCTTGGCGCGTATCCCGCTCCTGGGCCGGCTGGCCACAGCGCTCGGGCTTGCCGGCGATGCTGAGCTGGAGCTTGCGACAGCCGCAGGCACAGCGGAGACAGCCCAGGCCGGGCTCATGGCCACGCTGGCGCCGCTCCTGGGCGTCGGACTCCTGGGCGCAGCCACGGGTGGTGCGATTGCGTACCACCAGATGATGGAGAACCAGGCTGCGCTCGATGAGCGGTGGAAACGCTGGTCCGGCACGCACCTTGTCCTGAACCACGGCGTGGCGCCGTCTCCTGGCGCAGCTTTGGAGGGAGCGCAACTCCCTGGTGGCCATGCTATTCCGGCCACTCCGGTAACGCCGCTTCACACCGGGCTCGACGGCCTGATTGAGATCAAGCAGCCGAAGAGGATGGCGAAGGGCGGCATCGCCACGAAGCCTACGCTCGTCCAGGTGGGCGACGCCGGCACGGAGGGTATTGTCCCGTTGCCGCACGGCTTCCGGCAAGGGCTGGGGCATAGCACCACGATCACGATTCACATGCCCATCACCATTCACGGCGCCAGCGATCCTGTCGCTGTTGCCTCGCAAATTCAATCTACGCTGGAGCGCGCGGTGCGCGACGCGGAAGCGCGCCGGCGCGGAGGAATGCACGACTGATGGCTACCGACATCATGATGCAACTCGGGAACTTCCAGTTCTCGATCGGGACTGCTGCGTACCAGGAGTTCCGCCGCAATGTGGAGTACCGCTGGGCGGAACTGAACAGGATCGCGCACCGGCCTTCTCTCCAGTTCGTGGGCGTGGGTAAGGATGAGATCGAGCTGCGTGGCGTGATCCTGCCCACGTTCAAGGGCGGTATTCACCAGATGGACATTCTGCGCAGCTACGCACAGAAGGGAAAGACCCAGACGCTCACCACCGGCCGCGGCGAGAACTGGGGCCCGTGGTGCGTCCTCGCGATCACTGACGAGCAGCGGCAGATGACGTTCAAAGGGACGCCACTCAAGATCGAGTTCTCGCTGCGGCTCAGCTACTACGGTCCGGACGATGAGAGCGCCGGCTCGAAGGGCTACGTCTCCTCGACCTGGTACAACATCCTGGGCACGCAGGGCGCGACGTTGATCACGCCGCCGGACATTCCTGCTTCGCCGTCTGGCGTCTTGCCGCCGGTGAAGGCCTCGCAACTGGGCAGTCTGACGCCGGCGCTTCAGGCGGCGAAGATCCCGCCGCAAGCCGCGGCGTCGACGCTCACCAAGGCTATTCACCAGGTGCAGTTGATCCAGAAAGACGCGACCGCAGCTACAACGGTCCTCGCGCAGGTGTCTATGACGGTCTCGAGCCTGAAGAACGGGATTTCCCATGATCCGGTGGGCACGATCAGCCGGTTGCTCACCAGCGGGATAGGGCAGACCGGGATCCGGACGCTGTTCGGATCGGACATTGCTGGATCGCTCTCTCAGATCGGCGCGGCCGTACAGGTCAGCCAGGTCAGTTCTCAGACGGTTCGCAACCTGATGGTGACGGCAGGCCGGAGCGTATAGCCATGGCACAGCAGTACACCACCAAGGCCGGCGACATGATCGACGCGATCGCCTACAACTTCTACGGCGACACTGCGGGCTACACCGAGGCCATCCTGGCTGCGAACCCTGGTCTGGCTGGCCAAGGCCCGCTCTTGCCCGCAGGCATCACTATCACGCTTCCGGACCTCAGCGACCAGGCCCAGCAGATTCAGAGCATCAAACTCTGGAGCTAATTTGACTCCGCAATTTCAGATCACGGCTAACGATGTGGATCTCACATCGAAGATCGCGGCGCGCCTGATCCGTCTGCGCATCACGGACGAGGTCGGCGTGACCTCCGATCAGTTACAGATCGATCTCGACGACCGGGACGCAGCAATCGTGCTGCCGCCCTTCGGAGCGACGATCGAGTGCTCGCTGGGCTACATGGAGTCCGGTCTGTCCGCGATGGGTCGCTGGATTGTGGACGAGCTTGAGATCGAAGGGCCGGACCGGCGCCTGACGCTCCGCGCACGTAGCGCCAACACGCCGGCGCCCGTGGCGAATACAAACTCGACCTCCATCTCCGGACTCCAGGCACGTAACAACGACACGTACAGCGGGCTGACGATCGCCGGCATTGTGGCCAAGATCGCAGCCCGCAACCATCTGGGCGCGGCAGTCGATCCCGTGATTGGCGCGATTA